TGAGAAGCCTTCTTCATCGTAGGATCTTCTACATCAGCGCCTAACAGTCCGGCAACACCACGACCTAAACGATTAACATTACGATAGATGTTGTATTGCATTTGCTGCTGTGGAGACATCTGAGAGAACTGCAAAGCCTTAGCTTCTGCCATCTGCTCAGGATCCATAGTAGCACCAAAGAGACTAGGTAATTGTGTTGCCATTTATATTATTCCTTAACGAGTCAATGCGCCGATAAGAGCAGCCACAGGATCTTGTAAACCACCAATAGCAGCTTGATTACGTTGTGCAGCTAAGGCAGCAGCTTGATTAGCGGCTTGTTGTTGAATCATTGCTGCATTTGTAGCACCTGCGGTAACAGCACTGCCTAAACCTGTTCCTTGAGTAAGGGATTGAAGACCCATATTCTCAATGTTACCTGCACCTGCTAAATAGTTAGTAAACGGTGCAAGAGCCTGTGTCTGTAAGCCATAGCCGGAACCCTGCAGATTCAGAGCACTGCCTAACAGACCTTGACCAAACTGAACTTGTTGCTGACCTGCTTGTTGAGCTTGAGCAGCCAACTGAGCATCCTGAGCAGCTTGAGCATTATACAAAGCTGCAAGACGAGGATTAGATGCCATCAAACCCGGAGCACCTGCTTGGTAGCCTGCCTGAGTAGCACCAGTAGCTAAACCCATTGTACCGCGTTGGAATTCTTTATTGGTTGCTTGAGCTAACTGTTGTTCACGGCCCGGAGCAAGTAACTGTTGTTGTTGAGCCATCCAGTTCTGAGCAGCAGCCTGAGGAGTCTCAGCAACATACTGTTGGCCTAAGTTAAACAGGCCTGTAGAAGCTTTAGTGATGTCAGGCATGAAGCCTTGAGCCTGCTGAGCCTGCGAGAGTTGGCCTCCTGCAAGACCTAACAAACCCTCACGCATTGCAGCCACATCAGGAGCTACTTGGTAGCCAGCGCCTGTTAACTGACCCGTAGCAGGATCATATTGGAAACCACTCTTACCGAAGCGGGTAGTAATGCCCACAGGACGGAACTGAGATGCTTGAGCAGCCTGAGCAGCAGCATCCTGCACTGCATTGGCTTGCTTATTAGCAGAGTAAATACTAGCCCCTGCACCAAGCAAACCTGTGAAAAGATCAGCTAAACTAGCCATTAGTATGTCCCTCCGTCAACGGTAGCGTCGAATGTTCCAGATACGGTTAAGTTCACTGCTGTGGCAGAGCCTGTTAAAGCAGCGTTATTAGCATCAGCTTTAGAGTTTACTGCTGCTTGGATAGCAACAAATTCGTTATCAATTTCAGTTCCCTTTACAATCTTAGCTGGATTGCCTGTTGCTAAGGAATCCTTGACTGCAAAGTCTGTTGCTTTGGTATAATTACTCATAGTTACCTCGTGCGTCCTGCTTTAACATAGCAATCTAATTTCTGTAGGGACAATTCAAAGTTATTGATGTCTGTCTCAAGACCAATCTGTAGGATGTTGCCTGATCCACTGGCTTGAATCTTCTTGTTGTCGAACACTAAACCACCCGAGTATTCTGCAATGTTATACTCAGACAATCCGTATTCTGCAATATTAGCAGCGCCTAAGTTGATGGATCTAGATTGAAGATTAGGACTATAATCAAAACCATACTTGACAACCACATCAGCACCTTGACCACCAATCATGATCATATTGATCTTCTTGAGGATCTTCAAAGATGTTGGAGATCCAAAGTCAAAGTAGTTAGTATAATATTGTAACCGATAAGTGGCATTGTTGTCAAGGTTATTTTGATATTTTCCTACATAATTTTGCTTTCCGAGCAATAAATCTTTACTTCTGGTGTAGAAGAAGGCTGTAGGAGTAATGTTGTTCCACTCAGTAGTCCTTGCTGCACCATTTTGGAGCGTAGAACGCATATCAAAACAGTAGACAACATTGACAGTAGGTAAAGACAACAGATAGAAAGCATCCTTGTCTGAGTACACTGCCCGGATCTTAGAAGCAGTTTCTAAACCTACGTTAGCAATCAGATCATCCTTGACGTTAAGACTGATCTCACGCATAGGAGCAGACTTCTCTTGGATAGTCCGCATCAGCGAACGTACACCAGTATCGGACAAGAAGACAATATCTCCGCCTGTGGACACTACAGAGTCCCTAGCCACACATCCAGTACCTACAATGGTGTCAGACAAGGTAAGTCCATTAGGGTCTGTAGCACCGGAGTAGATCAGGATCTGCCTACGTCCAAAGACAATCAGGAAGTTGTTATGAGCAGCTAGCGCTACAATCTCATCAGCACCTGCAGGCCAGATCTCAGAGATGTCTAAGCTACCTGAAGTACCTGTATTGAGCACATGTCCAGCTAACAGATCAGAGAACTGAATGGTACTCTTATTGGTACTATTGTTAGCACTCCATGTACGACCATAAGCACTGATTACACAGTTATTCTGAAGAACAGTACCTAAATAACCAGTCTTCTCAGACACTCTACGATACTGAGATGTGCTGACAGCAGGATCGAACACTAAGGGATCATGTCCAGCTTGATACAGATACAGACAACCATTCAAAGGAGCCATCTGCCAGTTACTGTCTGTGATTGTCGGAGCAGTTCCACCACCACCATAAGTAAGCTCAGTGAGTGTAGTTCCTTCAAGTTTAAACAGTTTATTATTACCTGCAACTACAATATATGAGGTTCCTGCTAAACTGATTAGTTCTCCGATAGCTTTTACATCACCACTCAGAGAAGCGTTAGGACTGTGAGCAGGACTCCATCCTTTACGAGCACCAATACGACCAAACTTATCAATAACACAGTTAGTAGCTACCGTTGCAAAACCATTGTCTAAACCAACAGAAGAATCCTGAAGGTTCAAACCCATAAAGCCCGGAGCTTGAATTGTAGTTGTTAAAATCTGCTCTGCCATTTCTTACTCCGTTTAAGTAGCATTATCGAGGCTCCCACACCATTTCTTCATCATAGTGGTTACGTTCAATCGCCACAGCATCTGCTAGAGATAAACGATACATCTGATAAGCTTCAGAAGAAAGTAAACCAGAATCCTCACCACGTTCAGCAATAGCTTTAGAGTGTGCCAACATAGAGACTAAATGATCAGGTACTAAAATACGATCACTGTCACCAGATAAGTCAGCCTGAGGAATGATCAGGTTAAAACGTAATGTGTATACTCCATCCGGGATAGGCCAAAGATCAACCTGAGTATCTCCGTTAGGATCAACACCGTTGAAGTTATAATACATCGGCTTACCCCGCTGAATATCAGTAATCATGAACTGTTGATTCATCCATGTACTGGGAGCATACCGCATCACGAAGTCTTCTGTGTCATTCAAGACATCCATGACCCTGAAGCGGGTACGGGAGCCTTGAAGGACATAGTTAAAGATGCCATCGGTAGTGTTAGCTGTCAAGGTCTGCGATAAAGCATTCCAATCATGAGCATCCTCTACTTCTCGTTTGGCATCATTAACCATTACACCAATCATCGAAGAATATTCAGTGTCGTTCACTGAAGAAACAACAGGCTCACGCAAGCGTCTGAGCACATTGTTCACAACGTCTAAATACGTAGCCATCTATATGTTCCTTTACTTAGCTTTCTTCTTATTGTCTTTATTCTTCTTGGTACGCTCACCACGCTCAGGTTTGGACTTACCAGCTTCAGACAGTGCAATAGCCACTGCTTGATCTTGCTTATAGCCTTCCTTCTTGAGCTTACGGATGTTAGAACTTACAGTCTTGTCTGAAGAACCTTTTTTGAGTGGCATTTTTATCTCCTTTGATACTTTTATCAATTTACAGATTTTTCAAAAGACTCTACAGGAGCCACCACAGCCATCAGTTCTTCCACCGTAGTGCAAGACTTGATAGCGGCTTCTTTGGCATCACAGTCAGCCACAATCTTGGCACGTTCAGCAGCCACATCAGCAGGAACATCCACGCCACGCTCGGCCTTGCGAATCACCATCCAGTCCGTTGCAGCCAGTGCAGAACCAGCAGCAGCCTTGGCTTGTGCAACCAACTGAGACTTAAGACCTTTGGTCGTAACAGGCTCCGTA